GGGACCCTACAATCGACCTATTCCGCAATAGTTCTAGTCCAGCAGACCAAGATATCATAGGACACATAACTTATTCTGGTGAGAACAGTGCTAGTGAAAAGATTGTTTATGGTGAGATACAAGCTAAAATAAGAGATGTTACAGATGCCACAGAAGATGGTGCTATTGAGACTTTTGTTAGAACCGCTGGAAGTTTAGACCTTTACACAGTCCACCAAGATGGGGAGTCTCAATTTTACAAAGATGTGCAGATAATAAGTAATGATTCTGGGTCTACAGAAAACCCAACCCTACAATTATACCGCAATAGTGCCAGTCCAGCAGATTTTGATGAAATGGGTAATATAGATTTTAGTGGTGAAAACAGTGCTGGTGAAAAGATAGTATATGCACAAATACAAGCAACTTCCAGAGATGTGACAGATGCTACCGAAGATGGAGGCATAAACTTTCGTGTTATGAAGGCAGGAACTGAAGTTCCTATTATTCAAATTGGGGGAAATACTAACACACAATTTCTAAATCGTGATATTCAACTAATGGAGGGCGTTAATCTTATATTTGAAGGTGCAACAGGCAATGCACATGAAACGACCCTCACCGTAGTTGACCCCACAGCAGACCGCACCATTACACTACCCAATGCCAGTGGCACTGTTCTACTTACAAATGGCAACGGGTCTAGCCTTACCAATGTAAACGCAACTACTCTTGATAGTGTGGACAGTACATCATTCTTACGCAGTGATGTCGCAGATACAAAGACCAGTGGTAACTTGACATTTAGCGATGATGTTAAGGCGGTGTTTGGTACTGGTAGCGATTTAGAGATATATCACGATGGTGCTAATTCTGTTATAAAAGAAAATGGTACGGGTCAACTCGTTATGAGGACAAATGGTGATTTTGTTCAAATTGATACACCATCGACAGTTATGGCTAAATTTATTAAAAATGGCGCAGTACAATTAAGGCATAACAATAATCTCAAGTTTTCAACTAGTAGCACTGGAATTGAAGTAACAGGAGTGCTTACCAGTGATGGCGTTGATGTAGGCGATAATGAGAAAATACGATTAGGTGCTTCTCAAGATTTAGAAATATATCATGATGGGTCAAATTCTTATATAGACGAAGGAGGAACTGGAAATTTATATATTAGGGCTGGTGGAAATAATAATATATCTTTAACCGATAACGCAGTTTATCTTTATTACAGTGGTTCAACTAAATTACAAACAACAAGTGATGGCGCAAGTATAACAGGCGACCTTACCCTTACCTCGACAGATGCTAGTTCATCAGAAGACCCGACTTTAAAACTTTTTAGAAACAGTGCTAGTCCAACTGGTGGTGATAGCATTGGTCATATTCAATTTACTGGTAACAACGCATCAGGAACTGAAATAGTTTTAGCTGAAATAGAAACTGTCTTAGGTGGTACTACTGCTGGTAGCGAAGAAGGCAGAATGAAGCTTAAAGTTAGTGATGGAGGCACAGAATTTACCGTCATTGAAATTGGCTATGACAGAGTACAGTTTAATGAAGGTATATTTATTAACAATGGCAATGGCGTAAACTTTGAAGGTTCTAATGTTGATAACTTTGAAACATTATTAAACGCCACTGAACCCACTCAAGATAACACCATTACATTACCCGATGCCTCTGGCACTGTTCTCACAACAGGAAACTCAGATACACCCAGCACTACAACATCAAGCGGTGATGCAGACTTTGTTCTTGTAGATGATGGCGGAGTGTTAAAGAAAATTACGCCATCTAATCTTGGTATTACAAGCGGTGGTACAACAGCCGCTTTCGCAACAGCAATGGCAATGGTGTTATAATGGCACAGGACTTTGAAAGAAGCATAGCAAGAAATATAGGAACATCTGCTAGTACCTTGCGAACAGCTAATTCAGATGATGCTATCATAGGTATCAATCTTGCAAACGTGCATACCTCGCAGATACTGGTAAGTGTGTATATCACAGTTAGTAGTGCTGATTATTACATTATAAAAAATGCACCTATACCAACAGGTAGTACTTTACAGGTGTTAGATGGTGGCGCAAGAATAACCTTGGTGAGTGGGGACGCTTTGAAGGTTATAAGTAATACGGCAAGTAGTGTGGATGCGTGGATATCTGTTGTTGATGCTATAAGTACATAGGAGATGTTATGCCTTATATCGGTGGTCAACCAACAGCAAACTTTGTAGATATTCCATCCGTAGAGCGATTTAATGGAAACAATTCTACCACCTCTTTTACATTATCTAGAACAGTAGGAAACGACCAGGATATTGTTGTTTCTGTAGATGGCGTTATTCAAGACACAAACAAGTATAGCGTAAGTGGTACAACACTTAGCTTTAGTACTGCACCTTCAACAGGTACTGGCAATATCTTTGTAAACTTTCTTGGTCTTAATATAGCTACAGTCACACCCCCGACAGCTAATAAGTCTGACTTTATTGGTGGTGGTATGTTTCGTGTGAATGATAAGACTGTAGGTGCTAATGTCACGATAGGTGGCGCAGAGAATGCAAGTGCTACAGGCCCAATAACAGTTAACTCTAACATCACGCTACAAGTAGAAGATGGCGGTACGTTGGTGATAATATGAGTACGCTAAAGGTAACAACAATACAAACTTCTGCTGGTGGTGCAGTTACGCTGACTAATCAACATGCTGCAAAGGCTTGGGCAAACACTAACATGTCAGGCACACAGTCTAACAGAGACAGTTTTAACATTACCTCAATCACAGACGGTGGGTCTGGAGCAACGACTTTAGGCTTCACAAACAGTATGAATAACGCTGATTATTCATCTGTAGCAGAGCGAGGAACGTCAAATACAACAGCTTATGAAATATCATTACCTTACTCTACGTTTGCTAACACATCAAGCCAGTATGCGTGGCGAGCGTTTAATGTTGCTTACAGCGCAAATGTTGACGCAACATATGTAAGCACTGCAATATTTGGAGACTTAGCATGAGTGAAATCTTAGTAGATAAAATCTCAGGCAAGACCTCTGCTAATGCTGTTACTGTAACAGGTGAGAATGGTAGTACGCAAACATCTTTGCAACAGGGGTTGGCGAAGGCTTGGATTAACTTTGATGGTACTTCTACAGGGGCAGTTGGAGATTATGATAGAGGTTCACTGAATTGTGCGGTGATAATTGATAATGGTACAGGCGATTATCGCATAGGATTTAGTAATAACATGGCTAATGTAAATTATTCAATATCTGTAAATGGTAGAAACTCTACTACCGCAAGAACAGTATATAATTGTGGTGGTCCTAGCCAAACAGACCCAACTTCTGAAAATTTTGAAATTGCCGCATTTAATGAATCTGGAGTTGCTTACATTAATTCATCACATATGTTTGCATCAGTTCACGGAGACTTAGCATGAGTACTTTGAAAGTAGACAATCTCCTGTTAGCAGATAATACTAAAGGCACTGGTAGAGTGCTTGAGATGTTTGGTGGTGTATGTGCTGGACAAACTTTTGAAGTTTTAAGTGGTTCATATACATTAGAAAATGTTACTGGTGCGCAAAATATGACTACGAGTTATGCAGATATAACAGGTAGTAGCATAACTTATACACCGCCTGAAGGTACAAAAAATGTAATTTATACATACAATTTTATGTTAGCTAGGGGTGACGGTAATGCTATGGTAAACGGACGAGTTTATCTTGATGATAATGAAATAATTTATCGTAGGTTTACCACGGGTCAAAACACTGTCTATGGACATCACACTACAATTGTTGCTTCATTTCAATGTAATGCTAGTGCTAATGATTTTAACACTGGCGCACTTACAAGTTGGACAACTCCAAAAACTATAAAGATACAAGGTAGAGAATATTCTAGTACGACTGAAGCTAAACTTCACGAAACTTATTATTTTGATGGAGTAGGTTCTTCTCAACTTCATCCACCTTCACTACAAATAACAGCAATAGGATAACCAATGAATACACCACAATTCAAAGGCACACATTTATTTGACAGACTATGCTGGGCTAAAGAAAACCTAGACGGAGTACAATCAGACTACCGTGTAGTATATGAAGACAACATAGAAGAATGTGCAAAGATACTTGTGCCTGACCCAAATTGGATGGCTTGTGCTTTACAGGGTGGTATATTGCCGCCTGTTTGGGTATATTGGGAATTAAAGAAGGATGAAGCACAACCTGACTTCAAGAAACATACTCGTGGTTATCTGTTGCATCAGACAGAACCTATCGAGGCAATGACAGAGGAACAAGCAATAGAATATTTAATTCAGAAGGACATACCAGAACACGTTTGGAAGAATTGGGATGAAGGTAATCGTCCAAAGATGGTTATCTGTAGGAAGAATCAACTTCCTGCAACAAGAGAGTGGAGAAACGCTTGGCGTATCTCTGAAGAACTAGCCGCATAAAGGAGATTTAGATGGCTGTAACAACATACATAGTAGATAAGGACGGCAATCAAGCTAATTCCGCTAGTGTTACTAAGCCGTCTGACCGTCATTTTCGTGGTGCTTGGACACTTTCTGGTAACGTAATATCAGAAGATTTAGCTACTGCGAAAAACATTTTTAAAGATAAAATTAGGGAAGTTCGCGCACCTTTGCTTGAAGCAGAAGATGTAGTGTATATGAAAGCATTAGAAGCAGATGATGCAACTGCAAAAGCGGCAAGTGTAACAAAGAAAACTAATCTTCGTAATGCTCCAGCAGCTAGTGCTATCACAAATGCAACAACGATTGCAGAACTAAAAGCCGCATGGGATACAAGTTTGCTAGGAACTAGTCCTTACGCATAGGAATGGGCTATGGCACTAACACAAGTTAGAGGTGATGGATTAAATTCAGACGCAATCAGCACAGTTAACTCTGATGGCGGTGCTGTAACTACTTCCGTTGTTCAGGGGTTGGCGAAGGCTTGGCACACCTTACATGGAACAGATACTATATCTACACTAGATTCTTTAAATATTACAAGCATTACAGATTCAGGAACAGGAAACTATGCAATATTTATCAATAATAATTTTGCAAATGCAAATTATGCCTCTACGTCTTCTTCTGCGTATGCATCTGGTGGAGTAAAAACTTTTACATATGACCGAACAGATTCTGAAGTAAGGAACGCAGATAGCACGGATGGTACAGGAAGACATAATTTGAGTACAAGTAATCCATCTGGTTCAGACACTGATTCAAATTGGATTAATGCTGTATATCACGGAGACTTAGCATGAGTAGAGCATCAGATTTAGCTAATGTAATAGCCAGTGGTTCTACTAATATTGTAGCAGAAGGTACTGCCACAACTAACTTGCAACAGGGTCTTATTAAGGCTTGGATGGATTTGAATGGTTCTACATTTGGTTTAAGAGATAGCTTTAACGTATCTAGTGCTACAGATAATGGTGGAGGTAACTACACTAAAACTTTAACTAATAATTTAAGTGCCGCTCAAGCAGGTACATCTGGTAGTGCCTGTTCAAATACAGCGTATTCTGATAGAGAATGTTCTGTCATACCAAATGCAACCAGTTCTTTGCAAATAAACACTGGTCAGGATTATACTACCAACAGGGCTGATTCTGAGTTTACTAATACGATGATGTCAGGAGACTTAGCATAATGGCAAGCGAATTAAGAGTAGATACACTAAAAGATGCCAGTGGTAATAACTCCGTTGGCTTGTCGTATGTAGCAAATGGTAGTGCGAAGGCTTGGGCTAACTATGGCGGTTCAGGTACAACATTAAATGATTCACTGAATACGAGTAGTGCCACAGACCACGGCACAGGTCAGTACACCACCTCTTGGACTAACTCTTTTGGTAATGCTACCTACGCTGGCAATATGTTAAGTCAAGGAAGCAGTACAGCCAACACTGCTTATTTCTTCAATATGTATTTTGGGGGTATGGCCACAGGAAGCCTAAGAGTTAATAGTTATAGTCAGGCTATTCCGGGTTTACAAGATTCATCAAATGTTTCAACAATGGGTCACGGAGACTTAGCGTAATGCCATACATAGGAAAAAGCCCAACTAACGGTGTACGCACACGCTTCTTATACACAGCTAGTGCAAATCAAACAGTATTCTCAGGAAGTGACAGCAGTTCTAATGTCCTTGTGTACACAGATGGTATGTACATGGATGTATATCAGAATGGTGTGCTACTAAAACCTACCACAGACTATGCCGCAACTAATGGAACATCTGTAACATTAACAACAGGGGCATCAGCTAGTGATGTCATTGAGATGGTTGTGTATGATGTGTTTAACATTCAAGGTAATTACACCAAGACTGAATCAGATACACGTTATCCATTTAAAGGTAACAACAGTATCATACGTCTCAATGGTCAGACAATAAGCAATGACATTACAATAGATAGTGATGAGAATGGTATGTCAGCAGGACCTATTACACAGAGTGCTACGGTTACTGTTAATGGATATTGGAGTATAGTATGACCAGTGTATTAAATGTAGATAGCATTGCGGCAAAGGATGGCACTAGTCCTGTTGCGTTGACTAAGCAACATGCAGCTAAAGCATGGTTAAAGTTTAATGGTAACACTCCAGCAATTACAGACAGCTTTAATATTTCAAGTGCCTCTGATGTAGGTGGGGGAGAAGCCACTCATGTGTTTATAAACAATATC